ACCTATCGTAGATCTTTCTAATAGAGCTGCTCGTAGTACTATTGCAGTCATTGATACTGTTGTACAACGTGGCGGTTTTAGAGGCGAAGAGTTATCTACTATTGGTCAACTACGCGATCAATGTGTACAAATCGTAGCACTCGCTGAGACGGAGATGCAAAATTTAGCTCAAGAATAGGTTTACATTTGCTTCCAAATATTATATAATGACACTACTAACACTTGAAATGGAACACAATGAAAGACTTCTTATGGGTCGAAAAGTATCGACCAGCTAAATTACAAGACATAATTCTTCCGAATAGTCTTAAACAATCCTTCCAGAGTATGCTTGATGCCGGTGAATTGCAGAATATGTTGTTCACCGGTACAGCTGGCCTTGGCAAGACGACAGTCGCTAAAGCTCTCTGTAATCAGATGGATCTTGATTACATTATAATCAATGGTTCTGAAGAAGGTAACATTGACACCCTTCGTGGTAAGATAAAGCAATTTGCATCAACAGTATCCCTGTCTGGTGGCAAAAAGGTTATCATACTTGACGAAGCCGATTATCTTAATCCACAATCAACTCAACCAGCCTTACGTGGTTTCATCGAACAATTCTCTAGTAATTGCCGATTTATTCTTACATGTAACTTCAAGAATCGTATTATCGAACCATTGCACTCTCGATGTGGTGTATATGAATTCAATACAACTAAAACAGATCTAGCACAGCTATGTGGCAAGTTTATGGATCATGCTGCAAAGATACTATACGAAGAACAAGTATCTTTTACAAGTAAAGTTCTTGCTGACGTTATATCTAAGCATGCACCTGATTGGCGTCGTATTCTTAATGAACTACAGAGATGCAGCATCAATAATAAGCTCGATGAAAGCATTATAAATATTGGTGATTCTAATCAATATGATGAATTATTATCGCATTTAAAACAAAAAGATTTCAAGAAAATGAGGTCTTGGGTGGTAAATAACATAGATGTAGATGCGTCTGCTATATTTCGTGGTATCTATGATTGCATGAATGATAACGTGAAACCATCTAGTATTCCACAGCTTGTTCTTATACTAGCCGATTATCAATACAAGAATGCGTTCGTAGCAGATCATGAGTTAAATATAGTCGCATGTATGACCGAAGTAATGGCAAATGTGGAGTTCGAATAATGTTAATGTTATATACTCAAGATAGATGTGGATATTGTGATATCCTTAAAAAGAAACTGACTGCATGGGGTCAACAATACGTTGAATCAAATATCATGTATGATCCCAAATCTAAGACCTTTATACAGAATGCAGGTCATAAAACAGTTCCTCAATTATACTACGATGGACGAGATATGTTAAAGGGTGAGTCAACAGATCTTACACAAGACATACTTATCGAACGTATGGATGAATCATGGGGCGAAAGACCGGAGTTATCGTTTTGAGTCCGTTCGAATACCTTAACTCAATCAACATGACTAAGAAAGATATTATGGTAGATGACATTGCTGAGAAAGCATACCTGCCGTACATGGTCAATAGATCTCTATCATACTTTAATGATACAGTTCTGATGGCAAACGAAATGAATATGAAGCACCACCTTGATAACAAGCTACAATATTCTTTTCTTATAAATATAGTCAGGAAACGAAAGCGTTTCTCAAAATGGAACAAACCTGAAGTACAGAATGATATCGATGTGGTTAAAGAATATTATGGCTATAGCAATGACAAGGCTCGCCAAGTTTTACCATTACTCTCATCTTCACAGCTTTCAGAGTTAAAGATAAAGGTGAATAAAGGTGGAAGAACAAAATAATATAGAGTGGACTCCAGCTACAATGCTTGAAGTTACACTGAACGAACCTGACGATTTTCTCAAAGTGAGAGAGACACTTACACGAATAGGTGTTGCATCACGAAGAGATAAAAAACTATTCCAATCTTGCCATATATTACATAAGCAAGGAAGATACTTTATCGTCCATTTCAAAGAACTATTCTTATTAGATGGTAAGAAATCTAACTTTGAACTCAATGATCTAGAGCGCAGAAACACTATCACAACACTATTAAGTGATTGGGGACTAGTGGCCATGGTTAAAAACGGAGCACTTGAGTGTGCACCATTACGCCAAATAAAGATCATACCGTTTAAAGAAAAAGATCAATGGGAATTATGTCCCAAATATAATATAGGAAAAAAGACTACATAATGGATACAATTGATACTGACTTTACTTTCTGGAAAGATAATGTAGAGAAAGCAACGTATTGGGAAAAATACATTGCTAATTTTGTGAAAGAGCTTTTACAAGAACATAGGCTACCAGAAGGTGACATCATGGAATATGGTTCATATAAAGGTGCTCTACTTGATACGATCAAGGAGTTATATCCACTTCGTAAAATAACAGGCTTTGATACAGATAATTTGGCAAATCATAAAGACGTAGTAGAAATGGATATAAGACATCTCTCTTCTATGAGAGAATATGATTGCAGCATTGCTTTGGCTATAAATGATATTCCTATATGGGAACATAGCGGTCCATCTAAGATGGCCGCATATAGCCATGCGATGACGAATCTAGTCGAAGGTGGTTACTACCTAGAGAGTAGAAAAGATCAGTATCAACCAGACTTTATATATAATAACAAACAACTAAAGTTTATAAAAACAATAAAAAATATTATTGTTTTTCAAAGAATATCAGTCACCTGATATAAATACCCGTGCATGCGGCATTCGCTGGTGCATATTTTTAATCTTGCTTTCATTAGGAGATACACATGACAGGCATAACACAATTCTTTCCCCGCAGTTCATTTGTAGGATTCGACCATCTTTTTAAAGAACTAGAATATACAACTAAACATTCGAACGATCATTATCCACCCCACAATATTGTAAAAGTAGATGAAGAAACATTTCTCATCGAACTTGCTGTGGCTGGATTCAGTGAAGACGAGCTGGAAGTAGACGTCAAAGAACGTACACTTACAGTCAAAGGGGATCATATTACCAAAGGTAGAGAGTTCATTCATCGAGGTATATCCACGAAGAAGTTTAGACGCACCTTTAGGCTGTCCGAATACGTAGAAGTACACGGAGCAGATCTCGTGGATGGAGTACTAGCAATAGACTTGAAGATCGTCATCCCAGAAGAAATGCGTCCTCGCAAAATTAACATTGGTAAAAGCGAGGAAACCAAACATGACACACGTCAGCAACTCAATGAAAAACGTCGTTAACTTTTTCAAATACATTGGTCGATCAATACAAGAAGGTAGACAAAGATCTGCAAACATGGATATAGCAGTAATGTTACAAGCAACTGAATACAGACGAGAATCTGTAGATACAGTTTATAACGCATTATGTAAGCATGATTTACGCAGTTTACGAGATGGATACCCTATCAAATGATAAAACGACTGATCAAATGGCTAACGTTTCCATCAATCGATCTTCACGAAGAGTACCTATCTCGATCAGTAGATATGTGCGATCTGGAGAGAAGGTTAGAGAAACTAAGACATAATCCACACATCGTGTGGTAAGCAATCGGGTAGCCTGTAATGGGCTACCCATTTTTACGAGGCTTAATGCAATACTTCGACAACTATCCTAATAATGAAAATATCGGTTTATCACTTTCCGGTGGCGCAGACTCAGCCCTCTTGTTATATCTTTTTGCAAAGATGATAAACGATAGAAAAGAATCAACACAAATCCATTGTATACATGGCCATGATATATCATATGTTCATCAGCAAAGCTCTGATGCAGCTACACGCGTTGTAGAGTATGTGCAAAAGAAATATCCTAATGTATCAATCTTCCTTCATATAACACAATATCATTTGACAGATGATACGTCAAAAGAAGTATATCATCGACAATTTTATGATGCTATGAAAGAGCTGTGGGATCTTCCTCATATCGTTCGTGGAACAACTCAAGGAATGCCAGAGAGTTATCGTCCAAGTCATATGTACGAACATACAATACCAAATGCGGATCCTTCACCTGAAGAACTAATCGAATTTTCACAAACCACTCCGGTTGTACCACTTGGTGCAGTTGATAAGAGATGGGTCAAGCTACAATATCGATATCAAGGTATCATGGACCTTGCTAATATCACAGCATCTTGTATAGCAGACATACCAGATGCACCATGTCGAGAATGCTGGTGGTGCAAAGAACGCTTCTGGGGATTCGGTAATTATGATGGCGGAATTCAATAAAAACGGTGTACATACCTTTAAAATCGTGATATAATAATCCTATAACAAAGGATAATATATGAGCTTTTACACAAACGTTACAAAGCTAGGTAATTCTATTCTCTATCGAGGATATAATGATAGCGGTGCTGCAATCATGCACAAGTACAAATTTCAACCTACATTCTACGCTCCGACACGTGAGAAGACAGAATGGAAAGGTTTGGACGGTACACCTGTAATGCCATTAGAATTTGATGATATGAAGTCTGGTAAAGATTTCTTTGATCGTATGAAGAATACACTCGGCACTAAAATCTATGGTAACGAACGATTTGTACAACAGTTTATCACAAACAAGTTTCCTGACGAAATAACTTTCAAAAAACGATTAGTTAATATCGTAAATCTTGATATTGAGGTTGCATCTGACGATGGCTTCCCGAGTCCTGATGTTGCCGAGCATCCTATCATTTCTATTGCATTAAAAAGTAGTAAGTCTAGTATCTATCATGTATGGGGCTTAGGTGACTATACACCTGCCGAAGGTGCACCAGTACAATATCGTAAATGTAATAGCGAAGAAGCATTACTTGTAAGTTTCCTTAAATATTGGACAAACAACTATCCAGATGTTATTACTGGTTGGAATGTAAAGTTCTTTGATATGCCATATATTATTAATCGTATTGCTAAGATAGGTACGTTTGCAGCAGCTAAAACATTATCACCATTCAAATGGTTACGTGAAGGTCAGGCTAAAGCCATGATAGGTGGCACTCAGCAGTTCTATGAGATATATGGCATCTCGACTATTGATTATCTTCAGACATTCAAAAAGCTTGGCTACTCCTATGGCCCACAAGAATCATACCGACTCGATCATATTGCCTATGTAGTTGTTGGTGAAAAGAAACTATCATACGAAGAACACGGCAATCTGCATACATTATATAAGAATGATCATCAAAAGTTTATTGACTATAATATCAAAGACGTAGAGCTTGTTGAACGTATTGACCAGAAGATGGGTCTTATCGAACTCGTTATGACAATGGCATACAAAGCCGGCGTTAACTATGGTGATGTAATGGGTACGACTGCGATATGGGATTCAATCATATATCGTGACTTGTATGCTAATAAGATTGCACCACCACCTAATGTAGAAAAGTTCAAAGGTCCATATCCTGGCGGCTATGTAAAAGATCCACATGTTGGATCGCATGACTGGGTCGTATCATTCGATCTCAACAGTCTATATCCAAACCTCATTGTACAGTATAATATGTCACCTGAAACTCTTCTCAAGAGTGATCAAGGCGACGTATGCATTGCTGCTAATGGTGCAGCATTTACTAAGAAGTTTCAAGGCATGCTGCCACGTATTATTATCAACTACTCTAATGAACGTAAAGCAATCAAGAAAGATATGCTTGCTGCAATGCAGGCGAATCAGAATAATCCTTCATCAGATACAGAACGTGAAATCAATCGTCTTGAAAACAGACAGATGGCAATCAAGATCTTACTCAACTCTTTGTATGGCGCACTCGGCAATAAGTATTTCAGATACTTTGATCAGTCTGTAGCCGAAGCAATTACTACATCTGGCCAGTTGGCGATTCTAACTGCAGAAAAAGCAATGAATTTAGAGATGAATAAGATACTTAAATCTGATAAAGATTATGTTATTGCTATTGATACTGATTCATTGTATGTTAACTTCGGACCTCTTGTAGATAAACTCAAACCAAAAGATATTGTTAAAACACTTGATACTGTATGCAACGATCATTTCACAAAGGCATTGAATAAAGCTTATGATGAGCTTGCGACCAAGACAAATGCTTATACAAACCGTATGATTATGGAACGTGAGGTGATTGCAGATCGTGGTATCTGGACTGCAAAGAAACGTTATATTCTCAATGTACATAACTCAGAAGGTGTACAGTATGCTGAACCAAAGCTGAAGATCATGGGCATTGAAGCAATCAAATCATCTACGCCAGAAGTGTGTCGTGATAAGTTCAAAGAGATATTTAAGATGATTGTGACAGATACCGAAGAGAATACACAGAACTTTATAAAAGCTTTCAAGACTGAGTTCAAATCATTACCACCTGAAAATGTATCGTTTCCACGTGGTGTAACCAAGCTGGCAGAATTCAGTGATCGCAAAACTATATATAAGAAGGCTACACCAATTCATGTACGCGGTTCTTTATTATACAATAAAGCAATCAAAGAAGCTGGTCTCACAAAGAAACATGAGCTCATACGACAAGGTGAAAAGATTAAGTTTTGTTATCTCAAACTACCAAATATGATCAAAGAAAATGTCATAGCATTTCCACAATACCTACCGCCAGAGCTCAAACTGCATATGTACGTAGACTACGATATGCAATTCAATAAAACATTCATAAGTCCACTCGAAGATATATTCGATGCAATTGGTTGGAGCATAGAACCAAGGTTTAATTTAGAAGATATATTTGGATAATAAGTGTTTACATATGATAAAAAATGTGCTATAATATACAAAAGGAGAAGTAATGAAAAATCAAATTAATAAAGCAGTACGCATGCATGCTCATGGCATACAAGAACTAGCCAAGACAAATATACTCGTATATATGAATCAGCCAGTCGGTATCGGTGAACATAGTGATGTTGTTGAAGCAATACAGTTAGAGCTAGATAAAATGGCTACAGCACAAGATAGAATAGATATGATGGACTTAGTAATGGATCATCAAGATGTCTGATTGGGTAATGGACATAGCAGAAATGCATATGAAGTTCGGCGTAAATGATTGGCAATACGATCATGCAGACGATAAAGAGCTGATGCAGAAGTATATTAAGTTTCGTATGGATATGATACAAGAAGAAGTTGATGAAACAAATGCAGCTATTATTACTGGTAATCCAGAAGAAGTAGTTGATGGTTTGATTGATATGTGTGTCTTTGCTATCGGTACGTTAAACGTATTTGGTATGGATTCTCAAAAAGCTTGGGATGCAGTACACAATGCGAATATGGCAAAAGTGCCAGGTGTGAAAGAAAGTAGACCGAATCCATTCGGTATGCCAGACTTGATTAAACCAGAAGGATGGGAAGGTCCATCACATGAGGGTAACCATGGGGATCTCCCTAACATTATTTAATTCAGTATTTGATAATAAGACACATAAACGAATGGATCTAACGGACTGGCAACAGTTCGTTGATTTGTTGTTTGATCTGTCTAAAATTAAACGTGAAGGCAAGCGCGATGCACAGTTGATGTCGCCTGCTATCTACAAACCTGATACAACAAGAGCCAATGTAAATGTTGACTCTTGGGCTGGATGGGCTGCTGTAGATATAGATGATTACGAAGTAGAAGGAGATTTACAAGATGATCTATTTAATCGCTTTGGCAGCTGGGAGTATATTTGTTACTCTACTGCTTCAAGCACGTTATCAACGCCAAAGTTCAGAGTTATTTTTAAACTTGGGCGAGATATCGAGGATCATGAAATCAGACATTTCTGGTTTGCCCTTAACACCGAGCTTAAAAGTGTCGGTGATAAACAATGTAAGGACCTCTCAAGAATGTATTACATCCCTGCAGATTATAGCGGGGCTAATAATTTTATCTTTCACAATAGCGCTGACAGCATTGATGTTGATTCTTTACTTGCAAAACACGCCTACATCGATAAAAAACCAGGTAGTTCCTTCCTTGAAAGACTCCCAGATGCACTACGCGATCAAGTCGCAAGTTATAGAAAAGAGCAGTTAACAGAAACAAACTTCCAGTGGAATGGCTATAGAGATTGTCCATTCTTTCCAAAGAACTTGGCAATGGAATATCAAACCATCAGTAGTACCGGTTGGTATTATAAGATGTATCAAATCATGGTTGCTACCGCAGGGAATGCAACCTCAAAGAAATACCCGATTACCGCGCAAGAGATTGCGTCATTATGTAGAGAACTTGATTCAGAAACTGGTAACTGGTATGAAAACCGTCCTATCGAAAGAGAAGCTGATAGGGCACTAGAGTATGTTTATAAAAACATGTAGCAAAAAAGAGGAGATCATATTGCTAAAAACTATTAACATTATTATGATAGGTCTATTAATGACCGTCACAGCAGCGGTTGCAGAACCGCTCAAAGTAGGGTTCATATACATTGGACCACCTGGAGATCATGGATGGACTTATCGTCACGACATTGGCCGAAAGGACATTGAAGCACATTTTGGCGATAAAGTTACAACAACATTTCAAGAGAGTGTTCCTGAAGGACCAGACGCAGTTCGTGCAATAACTCAATTAGCGTTGAGTGGGCATGACTTAATCTTTACAACATCGTATGGTTATATGGATCAGACACTTGCAGTAGCGAAAAAATTCCCTAATGTAAAGTTTGAACATGCAACTGGATGGAAGACTGCTGACAACGTATCTAACTATGGATTGAAACTATATCAATTCAGACACGTTCAAGGCGTTATTGCTGGACTTATGACAAAGACAAATAAGATTTGTTATGTTGCAAGTTTCCCAATACCAGAGGTTATTCGTGAAATCAACACCTATTATCTAGGTGCTAAAACACAAAATCCTGATGTAGAACTACAGATCGTCTGGGTTTATACGTGGTATGATCCAAGTAAAGAAGGTGATGCAGCACAAGCTATGATTGATAATGGATGTGATATTGTGGCACAACACACTGACTCACCTGCACCATTGATTACTGCACAAAAAGCCGGAGTATTAGGTTTTGGACAAGCATCTGATCAGACAGCATTTGCACCAAACGCACAACTTACTGGTACTATTGATAACTGGTCACCCTATTATATTGATAGAGTACAAGCAGTTCTAGATGGTACATGGGAAGGTCATGGCACATACTTTGGTGATATAAGTGAAGGCGCTGTAGGATATGCACCGTTTGCTAACATGCCTGTTGAAGTAGCTAAGATTGCGAGAGACTATCTTAATCGTATTTCAGATGGAAGCTATCATGCATTCACTGGTCCTATTAGAGACCAACATGGTGAATATGGTAACCTAAAACTGAAGACTGGTGAGATTGCATCACGTCAAATGTTAGATACTATGGATTGGTACGTACATGGGATCACTGCAAAGTATCCTGATTAACTGTATCATTTATGTTACAATGAAGAAAAAAGGTGGCTTTGGTCACCTTTTTTTGTGTACATGTCATATGTTTCAGTGTATAGTAGTATCAAGAGATAAAAAAGGAATATAAAATGTACGAAGAAATTATTCAAGTTGTTAGCGATGCCACTCCAGCAGAAGCTAAATCTATCTATCATCAAATGCAATGTAATGGCTTTGATTTTTCTGAAGCAACAAATCTTCAGTTCAAAGGTGGTGTACTAGAAGCTAAGATTGATCTTGGTTTAGAAGCAATGACAGACGATGCTCTTGAAGCATTGTATATGAGTCTTTAATATGGATTATCAATTACACGCCGACACATTCAAACCTGAAGTAATCGAAATACCAAACATTGATACTTTTGAAGGTACAATGCCAACTGGTTACGAACTAGTTGAATATCAAAAAGGTACAAATCCAATGGACTATGGTTTAGTTCTATATGGTTTTGATGAGCTTTATATGTTTGGTTTCACAAATCCACAACATTGTTTTGTAAGACAAGCTTGTGCAGATAAAATGATAGATACACAGTATTTCAAAGAACTAGCACCAGAAAGTTTAGCACACATTTAAGTGTTTACAAACCCTACTAAATATGTTATAATATGTCTAAGGAGTCACATATGAAAGAATCAATTAAAGTCCTGCAAGAATGTGCAGAAGTACAAACTAAAAAAGGCAGCGATTATCAGAATGAACATTCTCGTATTCGTCAAGCAGATTACTATCCAAATGGTGTATCTACACTATTAGATATTATGCATGCTAAAATGTTACGTATGCAATCAGTTGTTGCTGCAATGCAATCAGATCCTAGCTATGAAGCTAACTTCGAATCAATCGAAGATAGTGCAAAAGATCTAATCAACTATGCTACATTTGTTGTTGAATATACTCGTGGCAAGATGGATGGCCAACGCGAAGAACATGATTTCCTCAATCGACCATTAGATAAACATATGACTGGATCTGGCTGAGATGTTTAGAGCTATTTGGTGGATGTTTATAGGCGCAATGGTATTGTACATATATCAAAATCCATCATCATTACAGAATATAATAGATATAATTAACGATTTTAAGAGTTGATATGATAGCAGGTAAAGTCTGGGGACAGACAGAATTAATAGAAGCGAATGGAGCTCTTGAGTTCCATCGCATTGAAATGAATACAGGTGGAGTGTGCTCTAAGCATCTTCATGAGTTTAAATGGAATGGATTCTATGTAGAGTCTGGTTCTATGCTGATACGTGTATGGCAAAAAGATTATGATCTAATCGATGAGACTGTACTTGTGGCAGGTGATTATACAAAGGTAAAACCAGGTGTATATCATCAGTTCGAATGTTTAGAACGTGGTGTAGCATATGAGTTATATTGGGCAGAGTTCAATCATAATGATATTAAGAGAGAGACAGTAGGTCATGCGGGTAGCTAGACAATGGCACCTTGAAGGTGAAACAATTAAAAACAGCGAGATATATAAACTTCTAGATAATACAGAGTTGAATAATCTTATTGTAAGCAGCACTACCTTATATCCAAGTAAAGAAACACGTGGTCATTCTCATGAAGATCAAGAAGAAGTTTATATGTTTACACGTGGTGAAGGCACTATTACTATTCATGATCATTCATATCCTTGTAAGGCCGGTGACGTATTTGTAATACCGGTTGGCAAGTTTCATAAAGTTTATAATACACATCCTGAGTTTGCTTTACATTTCATGTGTGTATTTGAAGGAAAGAGAAACCATTGAGAATAGGTTTAACAGCATCTACATTTGATTTACTTCATGCTGGCCATGTGGCTATGTTGCGTGAAGCTAAGTCTGTTTGTGATCACCTAATATGTGCATTGCAAGTAGATCCGTCAGTAGACAGAGATAATAAGAATGCTCCGGTTCAATCTATTGTAGAAAGACAAGCGCAACTATCAGCGATAAAATATGTCGATGAAGTCATTATTTATTGTACAGAAGCTGATTTGTGTGATATAATGAACATGTATCAAATAAACGTAAGAATACTTGGTGAAGAATATAGAGATAAAGAA